TTTTCCAAAGTCCTGTATCCTCTACGTTCCAGTAGTTAGTTTGAACCTTCCAATCAGGCACTTGGTCTTTCACCGTAAACGATGGTATATCCCAAATAAGTCTGTTGTTAGGTTGTGCTGCATAGTTGCCATCATTTAATGCAAGTATGTGAGCGCACTTGTGTTCGTGCGGGATCTCTGAATGATCAGTGTCAAGTATATTAGCTTCAGGATGTGCAAAGTCAACAGTAAATAAATATTTACCATGATGCCATTTTTTATCTTTACCGATGTATTTACCTGCTTGTGATTCTAAAATATCCCAGCAATGCACAGAAGGATAATAACTAAAAGAGTTCCAGAGCTGAAGTTCATCAAGTCTTCTTTGTGGTACGTCGGTAATCTTAAATCCTCTTTGAATAAACGCGCTAATTGGGAGGCGATAAAAGATTGCGCCGTTTTCCATAATAGCATGAAATAATAAAGCGCGACCTGTAATAGCGCTAACACCAAAGATAATACAGTCTTCAACTTCTCCATGATGTTTTTTAAGATCATATAAATACTCTCTTCTTATCTGTGCATACTCCACAGGTATGTTTGCATTTAAATAAGCCATAATAACTCCTCATTTAATTGTACCCCAATTCGGTCCAGATTCATAGTCCACTTTGTTAGGCACTTCTAATTCCACAGCAGACTCCATAATTTGTTTTATCTTATCTGCATTACCGTCAACAGATATATCAAGTTCATCGTGCACTTGTATATGTGGTGTGATGCCTTCTTTATGTAATTCTATCATGGCTTTTTTTGTCATGTCAGCTGCAGATCCTTGTATCAATCTATTTAATGCTTTATATGTGTACGCTCTCCTGATCCCTGGTCCGTGTTCCGCGAGCGCTGCATCGTGAGGCAATGGTTTATGGATACCGAATTGATTAGGCTCCCACAGGTGAAACCTGCATAGTCTACCCAGCAAAGTTCTAACCTTACCACGGTCCTGGGCTCTTGCCATTACACTATCCATTAATTGTTTTACAAATGGTACACGCGAATGATATTGTTTAAACAATGCTTCCGCTCGTTCTTTATTTACACCAAGTTCTGCTTGTAATTTATTTTTACCCATACCATAAAACAAACCAAGATTTATAGTCTTGGCTTGTTCTCTTGGTATCTCTGCCATCTCAGCTACAATTTTGTGAAAGTCAGCATCGCCATCGTTGTATGCATCTAATACATCTCCTACTGAATACATATTTTGTAATGCAGCATAGTGCACAACTAATCTAGGTTCTTGTTGACTATAATCAAATACACCCCAAGTACAATTGTCTTCAGGTATAAACAAAGATCTAATCATTGGTCCTAGTTCTTTGTTACGTGCAGGTATCTGTTGTAGATTAGGATTAGCATAACTAAATCTACCAGTGACTGTTCCGCCTTGATCAGATCGAAGTTGATTTATCTCTGCGTGTATTCGACCCTTGTGTGAATGTTTTAATATGGTATCTATAAATGTCGTATGTGCCTTATTTATTTCTCGTGCACGTGCAATATGTTTAACAACAGGATGTGGATGATTCTGTAGAAAGTTTTTTGTAAATGATGGAGCATTTGTTTTTTCAGTTCGGTCAAATGGTAGGGCAAGTTTTTCAAAGACTTGCGCAATCGATCGAGCAGCCCATATTTGGGTATCTACTCCAGTTTCTTTTTTTACTTTTTGTAAGCACTCTTTTTCTTCTGATGATAATTTTTCTTTTAACAGGTGAGCTTGTTCGATATCTACACGCACACCTAAAAACCTCATGTCAACAAGGCAAGGAAACAAATCGGTTTCTAATTTAAATATATCCTCTATGTCCTGTGCATAAATTTCTTTCTTCATTTCCTCCCATAATTCTAATGTAAGTTCTGCATCTCTCTCAGCATACTCACCCACATACATTGCAGGTAATTTATACATCTCAGACTTAGGATCTATACCCCATTCTTTGGCTGTTTCGGTTAAAATAGCCTCGTTTTTGCCCTTTCCAAGGTAATCCCGACCCAAACTACCTAAATCGTAACGAAAGCGATTCTCGTCCACGAGAGAGCCAGCAATCATGGTATCTACGATCTCTCCAGATATATCTAACCCTGCAGCTCTAATAAAACATACATCGTACATTGCGTTGTGAAATATCTTAGTTGCAGGTGTATCTAAGACACTTTTAAAATATTGCATTACCTTTTTCTCATCCATATTACCACCGCCTTCGTGTGCAATAGGATAATAACCAGACCAATCTTTTACAGCTAAAGCTATACCAACTATTCTAGCTTTACCTGTAACAGATCCTGAGCCCATAGTTTTTAGTTCTGGATCTTTTGTTTCTAAATCAATTGCTATCTCATCATAGCTAGACAAATCCTTAAAGTCCGTAGGCGGTAACCATTCCACCTGCGGTGAAAACATAGGTTTCTGTATCATGAATAATCTCTTTCCAATATCATTTCTAAATAGTGTATTGCTTTCTTAATATCTTCTTCCTTCCCTTTTGTCTGATGTCTACAAATATATTTTATAGCATTGCCTTCTGCAAAAAGCAATTTGTTTTCGTTTATAAAATGTGCTGGTTGAATCTTCATGTTTTTATAATGTTTTCCACCAATCTGTTTTTCTAAAGAATCATATGTAGATTCTTTAAACATATCTTTGTGTGTCATAGATTATATCCTTTGTATTTTTGTTTTGGTTCGACAATGTGCAAGTGTTCCTTGGTCCTTGTTGCGCCAACATAGAACAATCTATTCTCATCATCTGGTTTTTGCTCGTATGATTTCATTGTGTTTAAACTTAAATCTGTAAGCAATACAACATTCTCACACTCACCACCTTTCGCACCGTGTATTGTAGATAAAGTTATACGTGGTGCTTCGTTTAACTTCTCGCCATTCTTTCTCATCTTTCTTAAATAATTTATATCTCTACTTGGTGCAGCGTTAAAAGCTGTGTACCAAACAGCATCTGTTTGTAGACCATAATCTTTTTTTAATTGATCAATACCATAAAAAGAATCTTTAACCATACCTTTCATTTTTTGTTTATCCCATAAATTTGTATAAGAAGATATTTTTTCTAGTTGATCATATTTTAATAATTGTCCTTGACGCAAGTGCTCCCAATCTAGAGCAGCCAAATGTAAAGCATGTTCTCGTTGTTTTCTAAACTTGTTTTGATAATAATAACCTTTTAAATACAGATCTTCTTCTAAATTATCTAACATGTATTTAGTTCTAGCTAATACTAACCAGTCACCTGATGACATGTTTATTTCTTCAAAGTTATAATATCTAGACAAGGATCCCTGGTGTGTTTTTGGTTGCCAAGTTTTATCTATCCTTGTTTTAATTTTATTTATTATACCCATAGCTAGTCCGTGCACCCTTGCAGGAATTCTATACGATTGCTGCAAGGGTAGCATTTGTCCTTCCTGTGCTATGAAAGAATCTACGTCCGCTCCTGCCCATCTAAATATTGCTTGATCATCATCACCTGCAATAAAAGAATCTGTTGTCTTTTGCCAAATAGTTTTAGCCATTTGCCATTGCATTTTAGATAAGTCTTGTGCTTCGTCTATAAATACAACATCAAACTTTGGTACAGCGGCATCTGATTTTGTGAACTCCATAATCATATCGTTGAAGTCAATTAGATTATGTTCTTTTTTATATCGTTCTAACTCGTTAGAAATTATTATTAGTTTATCTTTATCTAACTCCTGGTTATGTTCTTGTAAATTATATTGTTGTATTGGTGTTATCTCTTTTAATTTTGCAAGATTAATTACACGTAAGTATTCACTATCTGTTGTAAAGATTCCGTTGTGATCATTTTCATACTCTGCATATTTTATTTCTTCTTTTATTTTTTTACCAAAGTCCTGGTAATGTCTACGCTGCATTACATCCTCTTTTTTTATACCGAGTCTTCTAAACGCAAGTGAGTGTAGTGTTCTAAAATATGGTAGGTCGTCCTCTTCTAAATTAAATTTTTTTACAGCTCTGTCCCTTGCTTCATATGCGGCTTTCTGTGTAAATGCGAAGTATCCTACCTTATCTGGATCTGTTTGTTTTAAGTAATCATCCACCTTATTTAACAATGTAGTGGTTTTACCTGTACCTGGTGGTCCTAACACTATTGTTTTCATTAGTATGGTGACTCCTCTTTTAGTTTCTTTTGTTTGTACTCGTCATCTTTAGCTTCAAATTCTTTTACTACATATACAGATAATTTATTTTTACCTATACGTTTATCTTCACAACCACATTTTTCTCTCAGCATTTCTGCAGTTCTTGAATATCCAAGGTCCCATCTTCTTCTCATTAAATGATTGTGATAAAATTTATCAAATACAAAGTGATGTTGCCCATTGTTTGTCCATGTGCCACCTCTTGGTAAATCTTCTTTTGAGTCTACTGAGACTCGATTCAAACAATATTCTTCTAAATGTTTTTGTAGTTGGTCCTCTGTACGCAATCCCTCTGCAGGTTCTGTGATCTCTGCATTGTTTAGCAATTGATTTGTAACAACAACCCAATCTTTTTCTTTTAGTGTTGGTGGTCTAAATTTTAATTGCACCATACAAGATTCTTGAAACAAACTTTGTTGTCTTAAATGTTTGACACTTTCTAATTTTAATCTTTGTCCATCTACATTCATGTAATAGTATGGATCTTCTAAATCTATCACTTGCAGGTCAGTTAAGTTAGGAAACATTATCTCTTGTCCTATTCCAAACTTTCTACTTCTACATAATGTTTTATCACAAAGACTACACATTGGTTCATCTTTGCATTTATATCCCCATTCTTTTTTATCGTGTTGCTTTGTAATTATATCTACTTCTGTATCTGACAATGGTTTATCCATTGCAGTCTCGTTAAACACAACCACTTTTGATTTCCAATTGTCTGGCCATTTATTTTTTGCATACACACCATAATGAAACAATGCGTTGTTCCTACCACCTTCACCGACTTTGTTTTGTGCCATAAGTTCTATACAAGGTGGTCCATCAGAGTATGGAGTCTCTGGTCTTTTAATTTGTAATTCTTCTAATTGTTGTGGTGTAATTTTTTTATCGTCGTACAATTCGACAAAACCTTTTAAGTTAACAGCTTCACCAAAACTATTAAAGGCATATCTTGTTGTATCATCACCATTATAGTATGGTAAATTTAAAAAATTTCCTGTATCATCTTCCGATTTTAATTCTGTTTGTTTTGGGAAAACCTCAGAGCCACTATATCCTAATACTGCTTTTATTTGTGTTAACTTATCTTGCATAAGTTTTGCAGTTACATAAGTATCTGTAAATAAAAATACATGTGCACCACCAGATTTAGATCTACATACTACTAATGGTAATTGTAGACTAATAATTTTGTTGACTAATTTTTTGTGATCAAAACCTGCATAAGAATCTATATCTATGCAACCCCATTTACATACATTGTCATCATTGATAGGTATGATACCTAAACTATCTGTGCCTTGTAAATGTTTTCGCCACAACTCTTCTGTGACTGGTTCTCTTTTAATAAATGATTTGCCTTGCACTTTTGTGCCATCACCATTTGATTGACCAACTTTAGTGACACCATGTGCACGTTCTAATCCTGTAAATATTTCTTTAAAACTTTCTATCATATAGCACAATTAAAGTGGGCGTATCCACTCTCGCTTAGACGCCCACTACCTAGGATTCTAGTATGGTTGCTTTGTTTCGTTCTCTTCTGAACTAAACTTAGCTTGAGTCTCACCTTTACCTACACTAGTTGCAAATTGTTTAGCCATGTTATAAAGATCTGCATCTTCAACAGGACCAACCTTTGCTACGTCCCAACCAAACCATGTTCCTTTGTCATTAGACATCTGAACAGTAGATAGTTTATAAACGTGGCTATAAGTAGGCGGGGTGAATAAACCGTTTTTACCCTGCATTTTTAAACCCATCATCATTGAGTTCCATTTTCTGCTCACTTTTAATTGAGTAGACTTCATAGAAATCAACGCAGTTTCTGGATTATTTCCTAAACAAAGTACAAAATGATTAGCGGTATTATCAAGATAATTACCATTCGGTAGTCTATCTTTATAATCTTTACCTCTAGTCGTTTGACTAATGATATCACTATCCGCTTCATGAATTGCAACAGGTGCACCACTGCTAGTGCCTCTATCTTGCCATTCAATATACTGCCTCTTGTAGTGACATGGTATGACGTTAATAGTGTCATACAATTCATTAGTTACAGTGTTTATGATTTTGCCGGGCTCAGCGCCCTCGACATACTTACCATCTCTTTTGTTTACCTCTGGAGATAGTTGACCCAAAATTTTTAAGAAAGGTAACGCAAGATCTTCTTGCGATATATTTTGAGCACCCATGTTCGCATCAGCTTCAAATAAATTTGTTGCCAATGCTCCTTCTTTTTTTTCTGCTACTTGGTTCATGTTACTTGTTCCTTTTTATTGTAGTTTTATTCTCCGAGAATACCCCGAAGATTTCCGTTGGCATTTCTTTACCTGCCTCAATACGCTCACGGACTAACGCTTTCAGAGTCTCTCT